CTTCTCGAATCATATCGCAGGAATGTCCGTAGAAACTAAGGAGGATTTTGATGTTAACAGTCTATTCAAAGCCTAGATGCATGGATTGTATGTACACAAAGATTTATCTCGACCAAAACGAAATCGAATACGAAAATGTGGACATCGAAGCGAACCCCGGGGCATTCGAGCTCTTGAAACACTATGGATTCACATCGCTCCCTGTTGTGGTGATTGATGATGAATTTAACGACCCAAACAAAGCTTGGACGGGATTTCAAGTCGATAAACTCGAGGAGTTGATGCGATGATTGTTTGGGCATTGTTTGATAGTGGCAATGGCTGCTATGCTCAAGGAGTTCGAGAGCTAAATGAGGGGGGGCAAAAGATGACAATCTATTCTGTGGGATTGGATATCGAGAACAAGAATAATCACTTCATTCACTTGAATCTCGCTGATTATTCATACCTGTTTGGAGACAACAAGCTCTATGAAACTCTTGACAAACTCCCTCACCCGGATCTCATCATTGCAAGTCCTCCCTGTGAATCTTGGTCGATTGCATCGTCTATGGACAAAGGGAATGCCTGTTGGAAGCAAGAACGAGCTGATGATTGCTTATTCGACCCACAAATTCCACTAAGCCCATTCACAATCAGAGACTTCAATGACTATGAGCGATATCAATTCAAACCAGAGCGGCAAATCGTCAAACGAATCAATGGTGAATTGTGTACTCACAACTTGATTCAAATTATTAGACGATACAATCCGAAATATTATGTCATTGAGAACCCAGCAAGTTCGAAGATATGGGACTATATCGATAGAGTTCTTGGATTCAAAATCCCGTATGACAATTTAGCTCATTACAATCAATACGATGGTTATCCCATTCAAAAGCCTACAAGATTCAAATCCAATATTGAGCTTAAATTGAAAACAGGAAACAAACCAAGCGACATCAATTTCAAATTGATGAATGGATACAACAATCGCTCAAATATCCCGATTAGTCTAGTGAAGAGCATCTTCAATCAAATTCTTGAAATGGAGGGATTGAATGAAAGATAAGAAAATCGCTGAGATTCGATTCAGAGAGTATCCCTATTATGAACGAGAAATCACATCGAGAAAATTCGATATGCTATGCCATAAAGAAGAAGATGTGAATGCGTGGATCCGTGCTAAGGGAACGAATTCGAAAGCAGCGGAAAACGAGCTCATTCGATTTGAGAGTGACAAATATATTCAGAACCGTCTCTTTTGGAAACGATGTGTGGAAGAAACTCTCGAAGAGCTTGATGAAAAACAAAGAGAATTTGTCACAGAGTACTACTTTGATGATGTATACGATTATCGCTCACTTGCGAAGAAGCATTTTACAAATAAGAACGTGATTATGCGTGCGTGTGATAGAGCTTGTAGTATATTGCTTGAAAAATTAGGGGAAATTTAAAAAGGGACAAAAAAGCGTTGTTGTCCCACTTTAAAAGTGATATATTGATATTGTGAAAAGGTGTAAGAAACGGTATCATCTTGTCATAATGTGAAAACTCCTAAAATTATTTTTACCTCGGGTCTCCACTCCCGAGGTTTTTTTATGCAATGAAAAGACTGAGAAGAGAGGTGATTGGAAATGGCGAAATATACAGAATGGCTAACTCCCGAGGGTTTAGTGCTTGTTGAAGGATGGGCACGAGATGGCTTGATTGATGAGCAAATTGCTAAAAATATGAACGTTGCTTACTCTACATTTAGAGAATGGAAAAAGAAATTTCCAACACTTTCGGCAGCCTTAAAGCAAGGAAAAGAAGTATCGGACAGACAAGTCGAAAATGCTCTTTTTAAAACAGCAACAGGATACTACTATCAAGAAGAGACTGTAACGAACGCTGGAGAGATAGTCACAATCAAGAAATACAGCAAACCGAACACGACCGCTCAAATCTTTTGGCTAAAGAATAGAAAAGCAGAATGGACGGATCGTGTTGATATAAATGCACAAGTAGAGAGCAAGAATAAATTCGATGACATCGTGAACCAATTAGGAGGAAGTGGGCTCGATGAATAGCTTCCCACTCTCTCAAAAATACATCGATTTTTGCAACACGGTCGAAAACGTGGATGCGGACTTCCTTGAAGGCACGACAGCCGCTGGGAAGACCACGGTTGGCTTGGGCGTGAAGTTCATGCGTATGGTCTCAAGGAGCAAGAAGAAGTTCCACATTATCGCAGCTAAGACGGTCGGTGTTGCTGAGAAGAACTTAATCAATCAAGACAATGGCATCCTCGACATCCATCGGGATGCTTTTTATTTTGGTAATGGGGATAAGGACTACAAAATCCCCCACATCAAATTCGAAGACAAAATCATCTACATTCTTGGATACGATACGAAAGAAAAATGGCAATTGGCTCTTGGTGGGCAATATGGGTGTGTGTACATCGATGAGGTCAACACAGCGAACATCGAATTCGTTCGTGAGGTCTCAGCTCGTAACGACTATTTGATGGCTACACTCAATCCCGACAATCCCGACCTTCCTGTGTACAAGGAATTCATCAATCGCTCTCGTCCTTACAAGAAATACGAGAAGGATGTTCCTCGTGAGATTATGGCTGACTTGAAAGAGCGACACAATCCAAAATGGAGATACTGGTTCTTCACGTTTAAAGACAATAAATCTTTGAGCGATAAGGACATTCAAAAGAAAATCGACTCGGTTCCACTTGGGACTAAGATGTACAAGAACAAGATTCAAGGTCTTCGAGGTCGAGCAACAGGATTGGTCTTCCCTAACTTCGATAGTAAGAAGAACGTAATCACGAAAGCCAAAGCGAAAACATTCAACTATGTAATGTTCTCAGCTGGGCTCGATACAGCTTACTCAAGAAAGAGTGAAGACACGATTGCGATGATATTCCAAGGCATCACGGATGACGGGCATTTGGTTACACTAGCCGAACAAGTTTACAACAATGCGGACTTAGACACGCCAATCGCACCATCTGACACGGTCGAGAGATTCATTGCATTCTTAGACCGAAACGCTGAGGAGTTTGGATTCAGTCGTGATTCGTTTATCGATTCGGCAGACCAAGCGACAATCACCGAGATGATAAAATACAAACGGAATTTCGGGTCTGTCTATAATTTCAACAACGCATATAAGAAGACGAAAATCATTGACCGTATCAACTTACAAATCGGTTGGATTGCTCGTGGATTCTATTTGGTGGTTGAAGATTGCGTGGAACACATCAAAGAGATGAATGCTTATTCGTGGCAAGAAACGAAAGAAGCACCCGAAGACAAGAACGACCACACAATCAATGCGAATCAATATGCGTGGTTACCATACAAGTACATGATTGGACAACAGAGAGGAGAAATAGAAGACGATGGGGTTGGTGAATATGATTAGAAATGGAATGAGGAGCTTTTTGAGAATCGAGAAAGCTCAACCGAGTGCGATTGTCATCAATGAAGAGATGACAATCGAGGACAATGCTGCTAAGAACAGAATTTGGTATCGTGGCAAGTCCTACGAGTTGCAACAACTTTACTCTCAACTATCAACGACACGATTGAGCTTCTGGGGTGCACATTCAACTCCGGGGCAAGAAATCAGAAAGATTCACACGGGCTTACCCGGAATCATCGTGAAGGTCTTGAGAGATGCGGTGCTCTACGACATGAATGATTTGGAGTTTGAAGATTCCAAGCATGAAGATTTGTGGGAGGACATCGCACAAGATAACGACTTCAAAAAACAATTGAAAGAGGCTGTGAAAGATGCTCTTGTGATTGGTGATGGAGCATTCAGAATCTCGTTTGATTCTACGGTCTCACAATACCCAATCATTGAATGGGTAAGCGGTGAGCGGATCCAAATCAAGAACAAGCGTGGACGATTGCATGAAGTCGTCTTCACGACTCGATTTGATGAGAACAAGCAAACATATACACTCGAAGAATATTATGGATTCGGATATGTAACGAACAAGCTATATCGTGGTGATGCTGAATTGGATATTCATTCGACTGAATACACACAAGACATCAACGACTTCACGTTCGACAAGCATTTAATTCTATGCGTACCATTTAGCATCTTTGAATCTGATGTGGAACGAGGTCGAGGCGAATCCATCTTTGACCGAAAGACGGACACATTCGATGCGTTGGATGAGTCATGGTCTCAATGGATGGATGCACTTCGAAGCGGTCGAACAAAAGAATATATTCCCGAATCGTTGCTTCCACGGGACCCACGAACAGGAACATTCATGAAGCCGAACGCATTCGACAATCGATTCATAAAGATAGCATCTGACAGAGCCGAAGGAGCAAGCAATGAGATTACATTGCAACAAGCGAACATCCCTCACGAGAGCTATTTGGCAACCTACATCACCGCTTTAGATTTAGCGTTGCAAGGTATCGTGAGCCCTTCTACGATTGGGATTGATGTGAAGAAGCTTGACAATGCTGAGGCACAGCGTGAGAAAGAGAAGACGACTCTATACACACGCAACACGATTGTAGAAGCATTGCAAGAGTTCATTCCTCAATTAGTCAACATGACAATCAACAGTTTCAATGTGTTGAATCGTAGACCTATCGAAGAGATTGCGGTGAACGTTCCATTCGGAGAATATGCGAACCCTTCATTCGAGTCTCAAGTTGAGACCGTGGCAAAAGCGAAAACAAGTGGCATCATGTCCATCGAAGCCTCTGTGGATGAGCTCTATGGCGATTCTAAGGACGAGCAATGGAAGTCCGAAGAAGTTATTCGCTTGAAGTCTGAGCAAGGCATCAGCGAGGTCGATGAGCCTTATGTCAACACGAACTTAGATGGATTCAGCGTTGAAAGAGGTGATGAACTTGCTAGTGAGAATCATGAACAAGAACTACCAAATGAGAACGGATCAAGCGAAAGCACTTCTCAACATGAGTAAAGAATATTGCCCATTTGGAATCTATGCGGTCGAGAAAGACGGTCAGATTGAGATGATGAATTTGAAAGCAACATCGAGAACTCAACTCAAGAAGATGGTTCGAGAATATCGATTGAAAGGATTCAAGGTGTATTCGAATGGGTTATGATGTTAGTCGAGCATTTGAAAGAATCGAGAACGAATTGCTCGAGTCCATGACGAGGAATCTCAAGAAACACAAAGCGGAAGAAACTGAGCTTGGTATCGAATGGACTCAATGGCAAGCAATTCAACTCGAAGAACTTCATCGATTCAAGCAAGAAGCGGCTGAGAAGTACGGTCTCGAGTTCAAGTCGATGAATAAGAAAATCAGAGAGACCATCGCCAATGCATCATTGCAAGGTGCAAGCGATGAGGAGCTCAATGTGTTGAAGGCACTAGAGAAAGGCTACGTTCTAAAAAGAGAGCGTGGTCTGAGTGCTGGATTCTTCCAAACAAATCAAAAGCGATTAGATGCGTTGATGAATGCGGTCGAGCATGACATGAAGACAGCCCAAACCGCTGTGCTTCGATATGCGAACGACCAATATCGCAAAATCATCTTCCAATCACAAGTCGCAGCAAGTTCGGGAGCCATCACCTATGAGAAGGCTGTGGACATGGCAGCAAGCGACTTTCTGAAGAATGGAATCAATTGCATCACGTACTCGAACGGTGCGGTGCACAACATTGTGTCGTACGCTGACATGGCTGTGAGAACAGCAAGCAAACGAGCCTACTTGATGGGTGAAGGTCAGAAGCGACAAGAATGGGGCGTGTCCACGGTCATATTGAACAAGCGATTCAATGCGTGTCCATTGTGTATGCCATTCGAGGGTAAGGTGCTCATCGATGATGTGTGGAGTGGTGGAAGTTCTAAAGACGGACCGTACCCACTCATGAGCTCAGCGATGGCGGCTGGCTTGTATCATCCTAATTGCAAGGATAAGCATTCGACATACTTCGAAGGCATAAGCTCAAAGCCCGAATCGAGGTACTATGAAGAGAAGCCCGTCATCAAGGAACGACAGCTTATTGAGAACAAGCTCAATCATGCTAAACGACAAGCGAAGAGCTACAATCGACTAGCGAAGAACAGTCTTGATGCTGAGAACCAAGAGACATATCGTGCTCGTGCTAAAGAGTGGCGTGATAAGGCGAAGGGATATCGAGAAGAACTTAAATCGTTTGAAGAATCTCATGGGTTGGAACTTGAAAATGTTGAAAAATACGCAAAAGAAGAATATAATTATCTAGAAGAAGATTATTCCGAAGCGTTGAAAAAGTTTGGTAAAATTAACAAATCACAAGTAGAAAAAATTTATGCAAATTCAACAAGAGATACGGGATATATTGCGACAGGTAACTCGTTCGATATTAACAAAGCTTTCAGAAACAGAGAGCCGAATATATTGAGAGAAGTGGATTTGATAACTTCTAAAACGTTAGATGAAGTGATTAAATCTAACAAAACCCCTTACAACATTAAAGGCTTTAGAAAAGTAAATCTTGATTGGGTTTCTAATTTCATTAAGAATGCGGATATTCCAAAAACATACGATAGTATTCAAGATGTGTCTAATGCTTTAAATTCAATAATAGGACACCAATATGAAGAGCTTGGTTTTTCTTCGATTAGTGTCAATCCAAACATGAATGTTTTTTCTAATAGAAGAGTGCAATTGGATATTGAAATCCCAAAAGGGTCAAATGCTTACTTGACAATGAATGTGCAAGAAAGTGAACTTATAATGGGTAGAGGAACAATATTTGAATTGAAAGAATCAAGTGTTATTGAAGATGATTACGAAGAAATTCTAAAAATAATATTACGTGTGATTAAATAAAGGAGTGAAAAAGATGTCTTTAGTAAAAGGAATTCCAGATGTTGAAATGTTGGATTTCTCAAAAATGTCTGATGAACAATTGATGAAAATTAGAATAAATATTGATTTGACATCTAGAGAAGAAACAAATGTATTTTTGAAAGAATTAAGGAAAAGAAACCTTGAATACAATAAAAAATAAGCATCTAGCGAAAAGTTAGGTGCTTTTTTTGTACCCAAAAATTAAATAAATAACCCCAATTAGAGTCAACCATCCGGAGGTTGGCTCTTTTTGGTATGTCCGAAGACTTGAAACTACGAGGAGACACCTGAGCACAAAACTGAATAAGGGAGACACCCTAAAAACTGAGAAGGAGGGACATGAAAATGTTCAAACACAAACTATTTTTCTTTGATGAATCGGCGAATGCTGGGGCATCAACAACACAGGATCCGCAACCAAACTCAACCAATCCCGCTCAGAGTACTCCAGAGATTGATTATGAGAAGATTGCGAGCATCGTGGAAGGCAAGCAAAAGGTCGCTGAGGATACGGTCTTGAAGAACTATTTCAAGAACCAAGGCTTGACAGGGGAAGAGATGGCTCAAGCAATCTCAAGCTTTAAAAGTCAAAAAGCCTCCGCCCAACCAGATGTGAACACCCTTCAAGAAGAGCTTCGAGTGGCTCAAGCTCAAGCCCTTCAAACAAGAATTGAGAGCAACTTACAACTTGCGGCAATCAAGCAAGGAGTTGGCTCGAACGTGTTGCCATACGTTTTGAAGTTGGCAGACTCAACCAATCTCACGTTGGATTCTAAGAATGAAGACTACGAGGCTGTGATTGCAAAAGTCTTGGAAGACGTTCCAGCTTTTAAACCAGAAGCAACAGCACCAACAGGATTCACACAAGTCGGATCCACGGGGGATGTTAAACAATCAACAACAAATGACGAACTCTTAAAGATTTTTGGAGTTTAAAAAAAGAAAAGAGGTAAATAATTATGGTATTAAAATACGCAGAAACATTCGCTCCAGCATTAGAGCAAAAATACGCAAAAGAATTGGCATCTTTTGAACTATTCCAATCAAACAAACAAGTTAAATTCATCGATGCTCAAACAATCAAATTACCAAGCATCACATTGTCAGGCTACAAAGACCACACTCGTGGCTCATTAGGATTCAACCAAGGCACAATCACAAACGAATGGGAACCTAAGAAATTAGCTCATGACCGTTCAATCGAATTCGTAATCGATCCGATGGATGTGGATGAAACAAACAAAACTGTTTCTATTGGTAACGTACAAAACACATTAGAAGAAGAACAAACAATTCCAGAGAAGGACAGCTATGTGTTCTCTAAATTATATGAAGAAGCTACTACTTACGCAGCAAATGGAGCAACAATCTCAACTGAAGCTCTTACAGCTGAAAACATTTTGGAACAATTTGATTCAGCCATGGAAAAAATGGATGAAGCTGGTGTTCCCGGTGCTGGTCGTTTATTATACGTTACTCCAAAAGTGAACAAATTATTGAAAGAAGCAAAAGACATCCAACGTGTTATGGGAGTTACTGGCGAGGGCTCAGTTAAACGCTCTATTTACGACTTAGATGATGTGAAGATTAAAGTGGTTCAATCTGCTCGCTTGAAATCAAAATACAACTTCACTGAAGGCTGTGTTGCTGCTGGCGATGCTAAACAAATCAACTTCATCTTAGTACATCCAACAGCTGTCATCGCTCGTGACAAATACTCTTACATCAACGCATTCGAACCGGGTGAAGATTCAAGAACAGCTGACAACTATTTACTACAATCACGCTTCTACATGGATGCATTCCTTGTCAAGAATCGTGCAAATGGTATCTACATCAACGCTCAAGCGTAATCAAAAAAGGAGGTATTTGAATGTATACAGCAGAAAAAGGTAACAAGGTTTATACAATTACCGAATTAGAAAAAGAATACTACAAATCAAGAGGATTCGACATCTATGATGAAAATCATACTAAAATCGATTCGGGTGCTCATAAAGTAGATTCATCGACTTACAACGAAGCTCTCGACAAAATTGTTGAACTAGAAGCAAAAGTGTTGGAATTAAGTAAAAAAGGAAACCGCAAAGGAAACAACAAAGGAAACGAAACAGCCGAAGAAGCAACAGAAGAAGCGGGTGAGTAGTCATGATATATGCTGATGAAACGTTCTACAAGAACGAATATCTTGGAACTCACACTCCAGAGAACCTCAATCGCATCTTGAAGACAACAAGTCAGCATATCGACACACTAACATTCAACCGAATCGTTGGAGTGGGGTTTGAAAATCTCACTCCATTCCAACAATCGGTCGTTCGTGAGGTGTGTTGCCAAATGGCTGACTTCATGATTGAAAACAAAGACTTAATCGAGACCGCTCTATCATCGTATTCCATCAATGGAGTGTCGATGAATTTTGGCGATTCTTGGAATGTAGTCACAATGAATGGAATCGCAATGAAGCGAAGCACTTATGAACTATTGAATCAAAGTGGACTTACAAGGAAGGTGATTTGATGCATTTTCCAAGTTTAGTTCTTCCACAATTTTGCAAGACTCCAATCCATGTGATGGTGCAAAGTGAAGGCGTGTCGAAGGATGGCGAGCCCATCAAGGAATTTGAAGCCGATTTGTTTTGCAATTACCAAGACAAGGTCGTGACCGTGCTCACGGATCAACAAAAAATTGTGAAGCTCACTGGGTCGGCGTTGTTTAATGGCGATATTGCCCCCAATTTAGCGACTTTGAGTGGCGGGGGGGGAAACACCCCCGGGGGAGGGGGCAAGATTGTAGACACACGAAAATCACGCAATCCGGACGGTTCTGTGAATTACACGTATCTCGGATTGGAGTGATGGACGATGATTCATGCAAACAGTCGGGTGAAGTTCGACTTCGGAGTCATTGGAAGGCTCAAGAAGGCTCAAATTCAAGCGTTGGAACAGACTGGCGAGTATTTACACACCGAGATTGTAAACGCCCAAGTGGTCCCGTTTAGAGACGGTACATTGCAAGGTGAGGCGTTCTCTGTCGATTACTCGGGTTCGAGTGGTGGTCGAGTATCTTTGACACATTCAACGCCCTACGCAAGAAGATTATATTTTCATCCGGAATACAACTTCAACACAAGCACGAATCCACACGCTCGAGGCAAGTGGATGGATGATTGGGTAGAAGGTTCGAAAAAAGAGGACATCAAGAAGGCTTATGCTGCTTTATACAAGAAAATATCGGGGGTGTGAAGATGATAACATTGGCAGAAGTGCGAGATTGGTTGGAATCCTATCACGCAGCTCAAAACTACTACATTGGGAAACTCGATAATAAGAAAATGTATAGCATTGGAGTCTATCAACGCAAGACGAATGTCGAACCACGAATTGCAATTGGTGGGAGGAATTTGGCAAGTTATGATGTGAAATCGATTAGCATCTTGATTCATCACAATCAGAATGCGAACGAAACAGAAAAGCGAGCGAACTACCTCTTCAACCAAATTCTAAAGGCTGAGAACGTGGTGATTGGTGATACTCCAATCCAAATGATTCGACTCTTATCGAACGAGCCCATTGATGTGGGAACTGATGACAATAACGTGTACGAACGTGTCATCGAATTAGATATCTATTACAGATTAGAACAAGAAAGTGAGGAATAAAAATGGCAGAAAAAAGAACAGGGGTATTCCCCGTCTATGAAAACCAATTCCAAGTAAACACAGGAACGAAAGACGCTCCAACTTGGACAGAAATCAAGGAGCTTGAAAGCTTCTCAGTATCATTCGACAACGGTGTTGAAGAATGGTCTCCATTCGAACATAAAGGATGGAAACGCCGCTTGATGACAGCTAAATCAGTCACAATCTCAGTATCGGGCAAACGACACATCGGTGATACTGGGAACGATGCAATCGCTGCTATCGCACTAAAAAATGGGCGTGATGCTGAAAAAGACTTCCAATGGACATTCCCAGACGGATCCAAATTAGTATTCAAGGAAGCGGTCATCAACATCAAAGACTTCATGTCTGGTGATAGCACAGCAGCCGCACCACTATCATTTGACATCATGTCTAATGGTAAACCAGAATACACAGCGGCAGGCTAAGAATCACGAAAACAAGTGGAGGGGTGAACATCGCCCCTCTTTTTTATTTGGCAAGGAGGAAAACTAATGCATAAAGCACTAATCAACTTCATCGATGCGGAAACTCGAAAAGAATACAAAGTCGGTGATGAATTCGATACAACAGGAATGACGGATGAACGAATCCACGAATTGACGACCGAAAACAATCGAATCGGTGTTCCACTTATCGGTGAAGTAGAAGAAACAGAAACGACAGAAGTATTCACAACAATGAAAAGCGAGGTATTTGAATAATGGGTAAGATTATCGACATCACAGAACAATTAAATTTTGAATCAAAACCAAAAATCAAAATCAAGAACGTAACCATCGAAGTAGATGATTCAGCTCCAACAGCACTCAAGCTCATGGAAGTGATGAGTGGGGTTGATGGGGATCCGACTGTTGCACAAATGAAGAACTTATATGAAATCATCTTCAACGAACAAGACCGTGTGAAGATTGAAAAATTAAGTTTAAATCTAAAAAGCTGGATGGCTCTCATTCGTGAGGCAATCAATTTGATTGTAGGAGACCAAGAAGCGGGGGAATAGGTGAGCCATATTACGACATTTTCGAAGATTGGGACTTGATGGTCTCATCTTTTAGAACGCAATATGGCATCTCGTTCTATTCTTATGATTTTAAAGAAATGAAATGGAAAGAATTCAGAGCTCTAGTCTCTGGACTTTCATCGGAGACTCCTCTTGGACGGATCATACAGATTCGAAGCGAGGACGACCCGAAAATGCTCGAATCGTTCTCACCGGGACAACATCGAATCCGAGACGAGTGGCGAAATAAACGAGCAAAACAACGAACACAAGAAGAGCTTGATGCGGTTCTCAAGGAACTTCAACAAGCATTTTCTGAATGGTAGTAAGAAGGAGGTGGACAAATGGCAACTAAAATCGGCGATGTTGAATTGGGATTGGTGGTGAATCAACAAGGATTCACGAATCAATTGAATGGAATCCAACAAAAAGTCATGGGCTTTGCGAAAGTCTTAGCTGGTGCGTTTGCGGTCAAGAAACTCATTGATTTTGGTTCTGAGGCAATCAAGCTCGGGTCCGATTTGAATGAAGTTCAAAACGTGGTTGATGTGGCATTCCCGAAGATGTCGAAACAAGTCGATGATTTCGCAAAATCGGCAATGTACGCATCGGGATTGTCTGAGACGATGGCTAAACGCTACACAGGGACATTCGGGGCAATGTCCAAGGCTTTTGGATTCAGCGAACAACAAGCCTATGAGATGTCCACAGCGTTGACGAGCTTGGCGGGGGATGTAGCATCGTTCTACAACATAAGCCAAGACGAGGCGTACACGAAATTGAAATCTGTATTCACAGGTGAGACCGAAACATTGAAGGATTTAGGGGTCGTAATGACACAAACAGCCCTCGATGCCTATGCAATGGCGAATGGATTTGGAAAGACCACCGCTGAGATGTCTGAGGCGGAGAAAGTGGCTCTAAGATTCGCATTCGTTCAAAGTCAGCTAGCTCTTGCAAGTGGTGACTTCGCAAGGACGAGCGATTCATGGGCGAACCAAGTGCGGATCATGAAATTGCAATTCCAATCGTTCATGGCATCCGTTGGGCAAGGACTCATCAATCTGTTCACGCCTGTGATTCAAGTTCTTAACTTCCTACTAAGTAAACTCTTAACTGTCGGGAACGCATTTAGGGCTCTTACTGAGCTACTGACAGGAAAGAAATCTCAAGCAGGAGGAGGAATACAAGAGACCGCCGATGCTGTCGGGAACCTTGCGGATAATATGCAAGGAGCAGGTGGTGGAGCTGGCGACATGGCTGATGCTGTGGATGATGCTGGTGGAGCTGCTGACAAGGCTGGCGGTGCTGCTAAGAAGGCAGCGAAAGAAATGAAGTCCTTGATGGGCTTTGATAAAATCAACAAACTATCCGAACCAAATGACGACTCTGGCGGAGGCGGAGGCGGCGGTGGAGGAGGTAAAGGCAAAGGAAAAGGCGGTGGTGGTGGAGGCGGAGGTCTCCAACCAAAAGGTGCTCAAGTTGACATGGGCAAGATTGCCGAAGGGGACAACCAATTGAAGAAATTCTTTGAAGACCTCTTTGGTCGAATTGGTGAACTCTTAGCCAAATTCAAAGCTGGATTCGATGCCGCATTCCACTCCGAAGGTTTGGAACGAATGAAAGTGGCTCTCGAACGAATCGGAGCTACCCTACAAGAAATCTTCACGGATCCAAAAGTCGTCCAATCGTTCAATGATATGTTGGACAAGTGGGCTTATGCTTTGGGTCAATTTACTGGTGCGATTGCTTCTGTTGGAGTGGGAATCGGTGTATTCCTTACTGAATCCATTGCAAATGCATTGGACAACCACAAAGAACAAATCAAGAAAGCTCTTGTCAATACAATGGATGCGACAGGGGACATGATGAAAGCTGCTGGGAACATTGCTCAAGCTATCGGCGATTCCATTTACAAGGTATTGACGAGCGAAGGGGCTGTGAAGATAGGTGAAGCCATCGCAGGGGCGTTCATTAGTCTATACGTTGATATCAAAGAAATCGGAGCGAAACTTGGTCGTGACTTGATGAAGGCTTTCGAGACGATTATCACGAAGAATGCTCCGAAACTCACAGAAGCATTCAATACAATGTTGAAGAATATCGCTCCAATCTTCAAGACGGTCGAAAAAGCCGTTGAAGATGTTGGCTCGATGTTTAAACGTGTGTACGATAATAGTATCGGACCATTGATTCTTCAATGGGGTGATATGATATCGGGATTGGTTGGGACGATTATTGATGGATTCAACAATCATGTGAATCCAATACTTGAGAAAGTTGGAAAAGCATTTGAAGGTGTATACAAGCAATTTGTGAAGCCTATGATTGATTCATTAGGCAATGCCATCTCGAGCATTGTGGAAGCTATAAGCAGGATTTGGACAGCACTTGAACCACTATACAACTTACTTGCTAGTGCATTAGGTCCGATTCTTGGAGTTATTGCTGGATTGTTAGGTGGACTCTTGCTTGCTGCTATCGCTGGAATCTCACTCGCATTGAAAGGCTTATTCGATTTCTTAAGTTGGATTTTTGATATTCTTGGAAATGGTGTGACCGCAATCGCTGAATTTGCTGATAAGGCAATGACAGCAATCCCAGAAGGCTTCCAAGCTGCATGGGATGGTATTGTGGCGATATTCGGTGGAATCGGTCAATGGTTTACGGATCGTTGGAATGACATCGTGACAGCATTCAGCGATGTAGCGACATGGTTTTCAACGATGTTTACAAACGCATGGAACAGCATCGTGAATGTGTTCAAGGCTATTGGACAATGGTTCAAGGATAGATGGAACGATGTGGTGAACGCACTATCGAATGTGGCGACATGGTTCGGAACGATGTTCAAGAATGCATGGTCTAATATCGTGAACGTGTTCAGCGTAGCAGGTTCATGGTTTAGCGGCATTTGGGGAGGCATCAAAGCGGTGTTCTCTGGTGTGGTTGAATTCTTCCGAGGAATCTTCCAAGGAGCTTGGAACACCATTACAAGCATCTTCTCAACAATTCCAAATTGGTTCAGCAACATCTTCTCAAAAGCATGGGCAGGCGTTCGAGATGTCTTCTCTACTGGTGGTCGAATCTTCATGGGAATTACCGAAGGGATTCTCGGAACGTTCAAGACGGTCGTGAATGGAATCATCGGAGGTATTAACCGAGTAATCACCATCCCATTCAATGGAATCAATGGAATCCTTGATGGGATCCGTGGAATTAGCGTGATGGGTGTGAGCCCATTTGCTTGGATTGGTAGAATCAGCACTCCTCAAATCCCAATGCTGGCTCAAGGGGGATTCGTTAAGGCGAACACTCCACAATTGGCAATGATTGGGGACAACAAGCACTACGGGGAAATTGTGGCACCAGAAAACAAGATGCTTGCGATGGCTCGTGAAGCTGCTCGATTATCGAAAGATTCGAACAGTAGTGCGGAGGTAGTGATGCTTCTAAGACAATTAGTCACACTTGTGGGTGGATTGGACTTGAACATCGATGGCGAATCGGTTACGAGAAAAATCTTTGACATCGCAAATGGAATACAACAAAGAACTAATCAACCATTATTAGATTTCTAGGAGGTGCATAGAGTGAGCGAAATTACAGTCAATGGAGTTGCTCTTGCATCTCCTACATCAATATCACATAGCGATGAAATCATTTGGAGCTCTGGGACTGGTCGAAGTGCGAACGGGCTCATGAGCGGTGATGTCATTGCAAACAAAACAACAATTCAAATCTCTTGGGGAATCTTAACTCAAGATGAATACAACGCCATTCGAAATATCCCAAGCGGGTTCTTCAATGCGGTCGTGCAAGGTAAATCGATTAGAGCATATCGAAGCACGGTCACAGGAACTTGCATGGGAACATTCAGCGATGGCATAACGTACTACAACGATGTATCAACATCGTTCATTGAGCAATAGAGGTGATGAAATGCTGGAAACAACTCAAGAGTATAGAGATGCGATTGTGTCTGATGTTCGAGTGATTCACGCCTCCTTCACGCTCAACAATCAGACTTACGATAAGTCACATCTAAAGAAAATCGAACATGATGCTTCCATCTCTGGAGGCTCATCGTTCGTCCCTGGTGGCACATTCATCAATTCCCTATCTGTCGAATTGAATCAGATAGTCGAAGGAATTGAGGAGATGATGCCATCAACAGCGAGCCTCGGTGTTCAAACAATTGACGGTCAAGCGGCAATGTTGCCCCTTGGTCGTTTTTTTGTGACCGAAATCAAGCTCGACCGTAACTCTAAAGTTACAAAATTAAAGCTTCAAGATGAATTCGTGAGATTGCTTGGTCCGTATGAGAGTAAACTCTCGTATCCAACAGGAACACGAGAAGTCTTCCAAGAAATCGTGACGATGACTGGAATCCCTGTGAGCGATGCAATCAGTCTCCCAGATGTGTCCATCAAGACCAAATTAGAGAAGGCGACATTCAGAGATGCAATCATGTATCTTGCTCAATTGGATGGCACGTTCGCACGATTCAATCGTGATGGCAAGCTCGACTTCATCGATTTGAAGGCTACAACGAAACAAATCACGAGAAGCCAATATGGAGCTACTGGGCTAGTACGAGACGAAATCAAGTACAAGCTCGGATCTATTGAATGTACTGTCGATAAGACCAAGATTGTGGCGGGTAATCGTTCGGGGAACAAGATGGTTCTCAAGAATCCATGGATGACTCAACAATTGCTCGACCGTTTATACAACAAGTATCGAGATTTGAGCTTCTATCCATACGAATTATCATGGCGAGGCGATATCGACACCGAGCCTGGCGACTGGGTCTCAATTTATTGGGGGAAAGAGAATACACGATTCGACATTCCTGTGTTCTCGCATCACATCACATTCGATGGTGGATTGAACTCGAAGACAAATGCGAAAGAATCGGGGCAATCTCAATCACAATACAAGTATCGTGGACCCGTCCAAGAAAAACTTGATTACATTGAGAGCCTTACGACCAAGATTGGTCGCTTGTATTTGGACGAGGCTGAACCTATCAATCCTAAAGAGGGCGACAAGTGGATGAAGCCTAGTGGTGGATATGCCATCATGTATGAACGTGTGGACGGTCAATGGGTTCGTAAGGTGGATACCGCTGACCTGAACAAGATTATCGAGACGATAACGACTGATGAAGTCATTGCTAAGAAGATTAGTGCTGGCTTGATTCAATCATTAGAAATCAACGCACGACAAATCACAGCAGGCTCACTCGATTTGAATCGAATCTCCATCACGAATGGCAGCAAGCCAATCATGGAAGTTCGAGATGGCAAAATCTACTTCGATGTATCAAGTGTCGAGGACTTCAAGAAGCCAATCAAAGAAGTCGAAGCAAAGCTCGAGATGAAGGCAGACAAGCTCATCACAGAAGACCAACTCAAACACTTGCAAGACCAACAATTGGTGATGATGCAAGAGATGAAGGCGAAAGCGACTCTTGAAACGGTCTTAGAGTGGAAGGCTAAGTATGAAGCATTCGTAAAATCGAACGAATCAGACAGAAAGCAAGCCCAAGATGACCTCGTGTCGCTCTCTCAACGTATGGTGGGAATTCAAAACGACTTAGGCTCTATGACAGCTATTTGGAACGCTATTGACCGCAATATGAAATTCGGGAATGAAGGGCTCTCAATTGGGAATCCTCAAGGAGATAGCTCGATTCTTGTGTCCGACAATCGAATCTCGATGATGTCTGGTGGTCGAGAAGTCATGAGTATTTCGCAAGGTGTGATTCACATTGACAATGGGGTGTTCACGAAATCGATTCAAATTGGCTACTATGTGGAATCTCAATACAATGTGAATCCAAAATTCAACGTAATTCGTTACGTAGGACCGTAGGAAGGAGGTAAAAGATGGGAATTCAATACTTCGATGGGAACTGGCACACTTATATTCGATATGAAGTGAGCACACTCTCCCAAGACCGTGTGGCAAACACTACGACCGCACGAGTAAGCTTGTACATCGGGAATGACCCCGGTGGATATGAAATCCAATTTGACCCAACCTACGGGGCATACATGGGAGTGCAACTTGCGGGGCAAAACAAGTACTTAAAAATTGAGCATTTATTCATCAAGGGCTCAGAGCGTTCTCTTGGAAGTGTGGACTTCACATTCACGCACGATGAAGATGGACAAGCGACACGCAAGATTCTCTTGTGGTCGGGCTCAACGAGTGGCATCAATTATGGTGGATGGTATTTGGGCTCAATCGACACGAGCTTCACACAAACGTTCGCTAAGATTCCAAGAATGTCGAAGGTCGCATCCGTATCTGGAACGAGAGAGCTTGGGCAAGAGCTTACAGTCACGCTTGACAGAAAGGTCGAATCATTCACCCATCAAGTCTGGTATAAGGTTTGGGGTTCTGACTGGTACGATTTAGGAACAGGACTTGGAACGACAGTCAAATTCACACCTTCGCCCGAAAATGCACGAAAGAATGTGAACGTGGCATCGAGCACGTTTGATATTTGTGTACGAACATTCGATGGCGACAAACAAATCGGAATTGATGAGTATAGCATTGGATGGTATATCGGGCTCCCTAGTGGCACACAACCAAGACTCGAGAACATTGAGCTTGTGGACAAAGCCAAAGCAACCAAAGACATTGTGGGAAAGAATACATTCGTCCAAACGTTCTCCGAGATGGTAGGAACGTTCAAAGGGATGGAGGGCACTTACGGATCCACAATAAAGACATTCCATGCTGAGGTCGTGGGACAGAAGATGGCAATCACTTCGAATGGTGGCACATTCCAATTCTTCAAGAATTATGGCGACTACAATGTCGAAGCGTATGTCATCGATAGTCGTGGGCTCAAGTCAAATGTGGTGACCGTACCAATCAAGGTGCTTCAATACTTCGCTCCAATGCTTTCGTTCGAAGCGGTTCGAGGTGGTGGAGACCAACAAACGATTGTCGTTCGAAGAACAGCCAAAATCGCACCACTTATGGTCGATGGGGTTCAGAAGAATCCAATGCGTTTGAAATTCAAAGTAAAATCAGCGTATGACGGATTCTTCACGGATAACGCAGGAGGTGGAGTTGATTCGAAAGTCATCAGCTCACTCACAAATTCGAATTCGGACTTGTTTGGAACATTCGCTGCTGATAAGGCTTGGATTGTGGAAGGCACAATCTCAGATGCTTATGCAAGCTTCACATTCACCGCTCCAATCGTGGGACCCGAAGAAGTAGTTCAATGTAGGACTCCAAAAGGGACAGGATTCGGAAAGGTGTGGGAACGAGGGACAATCGATGCGAAGGGTGACATCTACTCACACAATGAGCTTGTGCAAGTCGGAAGGCTCACTCAAATCGATGGTAAGTCCATCAAGATGACAGGATCCGCAAACGACTTGATGAAGACTGGGATGTTCTACTCTCACGGGATGAGCGACCTTCCTTCAAATTTGACGGGCTCTCAACTATATGGCTACATCCAAGTCAATACTCATCCAAGTGATGAGAATTATGTGATGCAAACTTATACACCATACGATGCAAATGTAATCTATATGAGACGGAAAACACCCGTCACAGGATGGCATCCTTGGGTTCAGTTCACTCCGAGCAATGTACCACTCTTTGGTGAATGGCATGATGCTCCTCTTACAAATGGATGGAGGCACTATGGTGGGAACGACACGAATGTTCAATATCGTAGAGATTCAGAGGGTAGAATCTATTTGAGGGGTAGTTGTCAAGGTGGAACATATATCAATCGTGGCGGAACGATATTTACGCTTCCTAAAGAATATAACCCGAAAAAGAAAGTCTATATTCGAGCAATTACGGGAGATTATCAAGATTGTTATTTGATTTTATCTCCTGAAGGGGAGCTATATTGTGCTAAAGATAACCAAGTACAAAGAGATTGGTTATGTTTAGACGGAATTATAATCTAAGGGGGCAAAAATATGAATTTAGAACAAGCAAAAACACGCAAGACTCAACTTGAACGAGAGGTTGAAGTCGCAAAAGAAGAAATCTATACATTCTCAATCGATAAGTCGAAGCTTGAGCAGCAAGCTCAAAATCTACAAGACAAAATCGAATTTAAGAGTCGAGACCTCAACACCAAGCAGCAAGAAATCAACACTCTGGCAACAGCAATCGAGGTCATGGAACGATGATTCCATTCTTCTCCGATGCGGTCGTAATCGCTGCGATAGGCGGTGTTGTGAGCTTGATTACGACTAGAATATCAACCCAATCAAAGAAACAGACAAATGAAATTTTGAATCGATTGGATGGGGTGACTGAACAAATCCAAGATGTTCGAATGGATGTTCAGAAAGTTGAGAGCATCGGAAACGACAATCGAGAAGGTATTCGAACCGTGGCGAGATTCAGACTATACGACACAATGTCAAGAGCCATCGAACGTGGATGGACAACAGTCGATGAAGCTCGAGAGATTGGCAAGCTTTACAAAGCATACGTGAATCTTGGGGGGAATGGAGAAATCCATGACTTGCATGAAATCTTCTTGAGATTGCCAATCAAATCAAAAACAGAAATCAATATACAAATAAGAGAGGATGTTTAATATGGAACAATTACAAGCAACAATCATCAATGGAATCGTGAGCATTTTAGTAGTCTTAGTAGGGTTAGCATTCACAGGCTTGAAGGGATTCATCGAAACTAAAGCGACAGAATTGAAAGCCAAAACAGATGCTAAGAACTACGAGCTTGCAAAATCAATCGCTCACACGGTCGTGAACGCTGTGGAACAAATCTTCCGAGATGTCCATGGTGCAAGTCAAGACAAGTTCCAAGTTGCATTTGATAATGTGACGAAAGAACTTGAAAAAGCTGGAATCAACTTGGATGATGAATCCAAGAAAGTATTGATTGAATCTGTCGTGAATGGGTTCAATGAATTGAAAAATATTGAAGGCTAAGAATACGGATCCACAGAGGGCTCATTGCGAGTCCTCTTTTTATTTGAAGGAAGGAGGAACGTATGGAAAAAGTAATCGAGAAATATTTGACTATTACATCAGCCAATCGAGTCGTTGAGCATTTAAACAATGAAATATATAGCAAGGACAAAGGCACAGCAACATTCAAGTTCACTATTGATGAGTTGACAGCTTCAAAGGTTCTTTGTCTCTTTTATTTCAAGTACACAAAACGTTATAAGACGGTAGAAGCTACAATCGAGGGCAACAACATTACAATTCCATTCGATAGCTCACTAATCACTACCGATGAGCCTGTTGTGGGATATATCTATTTTGAAAAAGTAGAGAAATCAACGGATGTTTACTCATTCTTATTCAATGTACGTGTTAGTGAAATTGATAAGGCTCAAGAAACACCGCTCATCGAACGAGTGACGGGGCGGGGGGGTGAGGTTGGTAACAAATGAACAAAAAAAGAATTGGATGCACTTTT